GTTACCGAGCGAAAGCATTGATTTTTCGGTCTATTCGCCGCCTTTCGGATCGCTGTTTGTTTATTCGACCAGTGCCGCCGATATGGGCAATTCTACTGATGAAGAATTTGCAGCCCATTATCAATTTTTGGTGCGCGAAAAATTCCGTGTAACCAAACCTGGGCGGCTGACTGCCGTTCATTGCTCCGATCTCCCGATGACTAAATGGAAAGATGGCGCGGTTGGGATCAAGGATTTCAGCGGGCAAATTATTCGTGCTCATGAGGCGGAAGGATGGATTTTGCATTCACGGCGCACGATCTGGAAATGCCCTGTCACGGAAATGACCCGTACAAAGCATGTCGGCTTGCTTTATAAGCAGCTAAAAAAAGACAGCGCCAAAAGTCGCGGCGGGATGCCCGATTACCTTTTGACGTTTGTGAAACCGGGCGAGAATGCTGATCCTATCACTCATACGCCGGAAGATTTCCCCGTTGAACAATGGCAGGAATGGGCCAGCCCGGTATGGATGACTGTCAACCAATCCAATGTTTTGAACGTCCACATGGCGCGGGAACATAATGATGAGCGCCATTTGTGTCCATTGCAGCTTGATGTGATTGAGCGGGCCTTGATTATGTGGAGCAATGCCGGGGATGTGGTTTTGAGCCCATTTATGGGGATTGGATCTGAGGGGTATATGTCTCTCAAGCTAGGCCGAAAGTTTATTGGCACGGAACTGAAAGAGGCTTATTGGCGCCAGGCGTGCCGGTATTTGGATTCCGTTGATCGGCAATCAAATTTATTTGGGGATGCCGCATGATTATTCCTGAGCACATTAACAGTTTTGAGCGTGGCCGGTATGTCATTGCAGAAGTGGCTAAATCCCATGGGTTTACCATTGATGAAATTAAAGGCGAGGCTCGGTTTCGTGAATTGGTTGCGGCTCGTCGGGCTGCTGTAATGGCGATGGCCCCGCTGGGGTTGTCGTGCGCACAAATGGGGCGATTATTAAATCGGGATCACACGTCAATTATGCACCTGCGCGGCACGCGCAAGCGTAACCGGAAGGCGGGTTGATATGAGCCAGGCGCCGGTTATGCCAATGTTTGTGGATGCGCTTTTGGGCGATACTCTGCATTGCGATGCTGAGTTGTTTGGAGCGTATCATTTTATTCTTTATGCGACATGGCGCAACAATGGCGAGCCGTTAGATGATGACGCGGAAACCATGGCGCGGATATGCCGGATGCCATTGGCGCGATTTACAAAGCTACGTCCTGTGTTGGTCAGGTTTTTTGATTTGACTGACGGCAAGTGGCGTCAAAAGAGATTAGAGAAAGAATGGGCCGCTGCTATCCTACGGCAAGAGCGGGCGCGAACCAATGGGGCGGGCGGTGGCAGGCCTAAAGCTAAACCCAAAAATAACCCAGTGGGTTTGCTAGATGAAACCCAAAGCAAACCCAAAGATAACCAAGTGGCTAACCCCCACGAAAGCTATCCTAATCCTATATCCAATATAGAGGATTCAGTTACTAGCGTAACTGGCGGCAAGCCGCCCGATTTGGCCACTTTGGTTTTTACTGATGGTCTAAAATTTTTAATTTCCAAGGGCGTCAAAGAGCCTCAAGCCCGGTCAGTGCTTGGCCGATGGCGAGGCATTCATGGGGATGCGGCTTTGATTGAGGTTTTGGGTTCGGCAAAACGGGAAGGGGCGATAGATGCAATCTCATTCATCGAAGGGTGCTTTAGAGCGCGCGGATCAAAGGGAAAACGGCAATCCAGCCTTGATGCCGCGCTTGCCAGCATCGCTAGCGCCGTTGGTGGGGATGGTGGAGCGCCGGGGGCAAGCGGTGGGCATTTCAGCGGACCAACACTTGATCTTGAGCCGGTACAGCCGGGATTTGTTTGATGCGTTGCAACCTTGCGGAAAGGCTTTTGCGGGCGAAATGATGACTTGGCTGGTTCGATCAAAGGCACTGACCAATTTTGACGGGGAATTGTACGTCAAGATTTTGGCGCCTGTTCCTGAGCGGATTTTGCGTCAAGTGATCGGGGAGCAAATACGGTCGGCGGATACGTTTATTCCGGTTGTTGGGGTCATTTGGAGCCGGTGCGAGAAGCTAATGAAGGACAAGCAAGCGGAATTGCGCGCGGTTCAAAAGCTTTTGGCACCGCGTGATCCAGCGCCGGTTGAAATGAGTAGGGACGAGCGCATGGTATCGGTCGAGCGCATCAGGGCCAAGGTTGCGACCATGTTTAGGGCGGAGGCGTGATGGAAACCCTATCATTTTGGTGGTGGGTGTTTGTCACAAGCCCGCTTTGGCTGATGGGGGTGCTTATCATCGGCGCGTCGGCATGGATTACGGTTTTGGATTGGTTGGACATTCTGCGGGATTATCGCGGTGAAAAACCGGCGCGACCGGGATTTTTTGGGGAAACAAAATGAGAAACGCCATTCAGATTTCGGACTCGCGCAAATACATTCGAGAGGCTTGGGAAAAAACTCCTGGGGCATCGTCCAGCCAGATTGCTTTAATTGCTTCGGAGGCGGCTGGATGGCATATCACGCGCAATGCAGTTATGGGGCAATTGCGGCGGTTGGGGCTTAAGCTGTCAAATGCCAAGGGGGCGGATCAGGAGCCGGTCGAACAAAAGCCAAAGGCCAAGGCACATGCAAAGCGCGTGATGGGGTTTAAAGGGCTGCGGATGCCCAGGCTGGTCACTGAACCAATGAAGCCGCGCTTGGTATCTAAATCACTGCCGATTGATCCGGCGTGGGGTGATGTTGTGGCCGGTGAGGGTGTTAAAGAACCGTGCGGGTGCTGCTGGGTCTATGGCAATCCGGGGCCGCAAGATAATGTTTGGCGTTACTGCCAAGACGCAAAGTTATCGAATAAGCCATATTGCGCGGATCACGCTGCCATTGCTTATTTTCCTTTGGATAAGAAGCGGGAGCGGTCATTTAAGCGGCATGCGGAATTTGTCGGGCGGAGGTTTGGGTAATGGTTTTTTGCTTGTCGGTGCTGGCTGCGTCGGGTGAAAATACATGACCATGAAACGGCAAACGGCTTTAAAAGTATTTGGATTTGCGCAATTTTTGCTTTTTGCGCCCGCGATACTGGCTGTGGTCAACGGTTATGTGCCTGGCTGGCGGATTTGGGTGCCATTTGTTTTTGGGGGCATGCTTGGATTGTTTTTTGAAATCAATTTTCAAGAGAGCGTTTGGGCTTGGAAATTGCGGTCATTGATGGAAATTAAAAGCGCGAGGCGGACCATGATAGCGTTGATGTTCTATGCCGTTGGATGGTTGTGCTTTTTAACTGGCACGATTATTTCCGCCATTAATTTGATGGATGGCCAATGAGCAAACCGGAATACATGCCGCAAATTGGGCCGGTGACCATCTCGTATAACGGACGAGTGGTTGAATTACCCGCTGCTCCGTCTGATATACTGGCGGAAGAATTTGTGGATGCGATATTGGAAATGGCGGGATTGGCGTCAAAGCCTGTTGAACCCGTTACGGGCAGCGACATTCTGGGGCCAAACGGTATGGATGCGTTTGTATCCCGCGAGTTTTTTGGAATGTGGCGATGATTGCAATTGGCGACATAACCGACCAATCGGGCGTTTTATTGCCTCCGCACATTGTTGAAATGTATTCAAAAGCCCTGCGCGCTCAATTTGAATACGAATCCCGGCGTTACAATTCGCGGTTTATGCCGGGCTATAGTCGGAACAAAGCGTATTTCCACGGCGTGGCTGCGGCGGAAATGGTGGAGAGACTGGCCAAATCATTGTTGAAAGGCCAAACGCCATGAATCGCGCTTTTGAACACCAAGGCCAAGTTTTCATGCCGCCTGTCATGTTGGATTTTTTTAATAGGATCAGCATTGCAATCTTTGTCGAGTGTTTGGCTAAGTCATTGTTTGGCAAGATAAACGCATGAGCGACCTGAACCCCAAGCAACAACGCTTTGTTCTTGAATACGTTAAGGATTTAAACGCGACACAAGCGGCTATCCGGGCTGGGTACTCGGCTAAAAGCGCAGAGGTTAATGGTCCGCGCTTGCTAGGGAATGCTCAGGTGAAGGCGGCTGTGGCTCAATTGGTGTCAAAGCAAATAAAAACGGCTGAAATCACGGCAGATTTGGTGCTGGACGGGCTTTTGACCGAGGCTCGGCGTACAGGTGAAGGTTCGTCACACGGGGCGCGTGTGACCGCTTGGGCAAAGCTGGGCGAGTATCTCAAATTGTTCGTTCAAAAGCACGAGCATGAGCACAAAGGGTCGATTGAGCATACCGTTAAGGAAATGGCGCCAAACGAGCGCGTTGCCGATGCTATGATGATTATGAAGAAAGCGCGCGAGATTGCCCCGTCAAAAGTTCATTGATGGAAATTATTTCTTAAAAATGAGGAGTTTGCGCGGTGGTTACTGAAAATATTTCCAAACAGGTCAATTTTGCCGCTCGATTGGCTGAATATCGGGAATTATTGGGCCTATCGCGTGCTGAATTGGCTTTGGTATTAGACGTGACCGCGCGCACGGTTCAGAATTGGGAAACGGGCTATTGCCCGGTTATGGCGTTTCTGGCTGTAAAAGCATTGTACCATCGGTTAGGCGGCGAATGTGGCTTTGTTCGATGAAGTTGCGGCGCTGACGCCAGAACAATTGGCAGCGCTGCCGGTGGATGATTATGCGCGCCTTAAGGCCATTATCGAATTAGAGCATGACATTTACCGCAAGACGCTGCTTTACCGGGCTTATCCTGATACCGGGCCATTGCGGCGCGAATTATACCCTAAGCATTTGGCCCATTTTGCGGCTGGGGCCACGTATCAAGAGCGGGCTTTGGTCGGCGGCAACCGATCGGGAAAGACGTTTGGGTGTTCGTATGAGTGCGCCCTTCATTTAACTGGTTGGTATCCCCATTGGTGGGTTGGGCGCAAGTTTGATCGCCCTGTGACCATGTGGGCGGCGGGCGAAGATACCAAGGCCGTCCGCGAATCCTTGCAAGTGACGTATTTGGGGCCAACCGGGGACCATGGCACGGGTTTAATACCGGCTGACAATATCATCAAGGCGACACCAAGGCCGGGCGTGCCGGATGCTGTGGATAGCGTGACGGTCAAGCATTTATCGGGCGGCGTGTCGCGGATGCTGTTTAAATCCTATGATCAGGGGCGTGAATCGTTCCAAGCGGCCAAAATCGACATTATGCAATTTGATGAAGAACCGCCATTGGACATTTACTCGGAAGGCTTAACTCGAACGCTTTCGACCGTGCCCGGTCAACCGTCCGGGTTGGTGATATGCGGGTTCACGCCGCTGCGCGGCCTTTCGGCTGTGGTTCTTTCATTCATGCCGGGTGGTGCGCGTTTGGAAGGGGAGGTTAAGTCATGATTGCTGAATGGCGGATTGTGCCTGGTTTTGAGGATTATGAAGTTAGTGAATGGGGCGCTGTTCGTCGCGTTACGGCTGCTCCCGGCGCGCGCATTGGCAAAATATTGAAGATGTGGATTCGATCTGACGGCTATCCAATGGTGATTTTGCGTAAGGATGGTAAGTCGATCCACAAAAAAGCTCATCAATTGGTTGCGTATGCTTTTATAGGGTTAAAGCCGTTTGACGGGGCGGAAATTTGCCATATCGACGGCGATCCATCGAATAACCATTATTCAAATCTAAGATGGGATACTCGGTCGTCAAATCATTTGGACAAGCGAAAGCATGGGACAAGTTTGATGGGTGAGCGGCATCATAACGCCGTCTTGTCTGTCGATGATGTGCGTAAGATATTAAGCCTTTGGAAAAGCGGCAAATTTTATCAACGACAATTAGGTGAAATGTTTGGGGTAAAACAAACGCAAATTGGGCGCATTGTTCGCGGCAAGCGTTGGGCCGTTGCTTTGCAAAACGGCTAACGGAAATGGCGAAATACATTACATTCGTTTCCTGGGCAGACGTTCCGCACATATCAGCGGAAGCGCAAGCGGAAATGATTAAGTCTTATGCTCCGCATGAACGGGACGCGCGCACCAAAGGCATTCCGGCCCTTGGATCGGGCGCCATTTATCCGGTGCCGGAAGATGACGTGACCTGTGATCCGTTCGAAATACCCGCTCATTGGAAACATTTTTACGCCATGGACGTGGGATGGAATAGAACGGCGGGATTGTGGTTTGCGCATGATACCGAATCGGACGTGGTTTACGCTTATTCTGAACATTATCGCGGGCAGGCTGAACCATCGACTCACGCTCAAGCCATTAAGGCGCGCGGAGAGTGGATACCGGGGGTTATTGATCCGGCGTCACGCGGTCGAGCACAAAAGGATGGCGAGCAATTGTTATGGGAATATCAACAATTAGGATTAACGCTGATTACGGCCAATAATGCGAGGGAAGCGGGCATATATCGGACCTGGATGCGATTATCGACGGGGCGGCTTAAAATATTTAAAACGCTGCAAAATACGTTAAGCGAGTATCGCATTTATCGCCGGGACGATAAGGGGCAAGTGGTCAAAGAAAATGACCATTTAATGGACTGCATGCGGTATGGGATTATGAGCGGGATTGACATTGCCGCATTTCGTCCGGTTGACGATTACCGCGTGCGCGCTGGGTTGCGACCAAACAAACATGAAGTTGATTACAATCCTCTCGCCTCTGCATGGGGCAAGCGATAGCACCCAAATATCCGCTTTGCCGCCCCCAATCGTGGGGCATATAGGGTGCAATTCGCACCCATAGAACACAAATGACCATGCGTCGGGTTTAGATTTTGCCTCACTTAACCGTGAGGATTGACCTTTGGGCGCGTTATTTTCGTCACCTCCGACACCTCAAGCTCCTGTTATTCCTGCTGTGCCACCGGCTGCGGCGCCGCCAATTATGGCCAATGCAAATGTCGATCAGGCTGGCAATTCACAAAAGGGCAAAGCTGCTGCTGCGGCGGGTGCGGGATTTAGCGGGACTGTCAAGAATGATGGCGGGGCTGGTGGCTTAACGACACCGGCGACAACGGCCAAGGCATCGCTGCTCGGATGAGTGACGCTGCGGTTACAGACCGTCCGGATACACGCTCCAAGCCGGGCCGTAAGGCGCGCGAGGTCGCGTATGAAAGCGCCGGGCCAAAAGCATTAGCCATGACACCGGCCAAAGCTTCGGTGCGCGAAGTAACGCAAGGCAATGACTGGCTGATCCTGCGCGGGCATTTAGAGACACGGCTGGCCATGCTTCGATCCTGGCGGCAAAGCTGGGCGTCGCATTGGTCGATCCTTGAAACCTATATCCTGCCGCGCCGGGGCATTTTTATTAACAATGCAATGCCGACACCCAATAGCATGGTGCGCGGCTCGCCTATTAATGACGCGATTGTCGATCCTACGGGCACGCTGGCCATGCGTAAGTGTGCGGCTGGTATGATGAGCGGTTTAATGTCTCCATCTCGCCCGTGGTTCAAATTAAAGCCTGGGCTGCTTGATCGTTCAGATATGGATGATGACGCAGTTGATTGGTTTGAAGAATGCGAGAACCGCGTTTACGAGGTCATGGGCCGGTCGAACTTCTATGACGCTGGCGCCCAAATGTTTGAAGATTTGGTGACCTTTGGGACGGGTCCGGTCATTCTTTACGAGGATGATGAAGATGTGATCCGTGCTTATACGCCATGCTGCGGTGAGTATTTCTTGGCTTCGTCATCGGCCAATCGGGTTGAATCTCTTTATCGCCAATTTGTTATGACCGTTTCCGCGATTGTGGAAATGTTTGGGATTGAGAATTGCCCGTCTGACATTCAAAAGCTGTGGATGGAAAAGGGCGGTTCGCTTGAAGTCGAACGGACCGTGGCGCATGCGATTGAGCCAAATTTTCCCATTAAGACGCCTAATGGCTCCGGCAATGTCGGCGTCGTGGATGGGGATTTTGTCTGGCGCGAGGTCTATTGGGTCTGGGGTGCCGGTGGGGCTTATCCCCTATCCATGCGGGGCTTCTTAGACCAACCGCATTACGCTCCACGCTGGGCTACAACGTCCAATGATGCTTATGGGCGTTCGGTGGGCATGGACGTGCTCCCGGACATTATGCAGTTGCAAGTCGAGACAATGCGCAAAGCGGAAGCCATTGAAAAAATGGTGCGTCCGCCAATGCTTGCTTCGATGGATTTGAAGAATGAGCCTTCCTCGATCCTGCCCGGCAAAGTGACTTATGTGAATCAATTGGACAATGGCAAGGGCATGCGACCGATTTATACGGTTCAGCCCAACATTGATCACATGATGCAAGACTTGGCCGCAATTCAACAGCGGATCAAAGAGGGGTTCTTTAATGACCTGTTCATGATGCTGGAAACGGCATCGAACAAGAACATGACCGCTTATGAAGTTGCACAACGGCAACAAGAAAAGCTGCAAGTGCTGGGTCCGGTGATTGAGCGGTTACAGAATGAAGCCCTAGCACCTGCGGTTAAGCGGGTGTTTGCGATTATGCAACGCAAGGGTTTGCTGCCGCCGCTGCCCAAATCGTTACAGGGCGTGAATATCGGAATTGAGTTTGTGGGCATGTTGGCCTTGGCGCAAAAAGCCTCGTCCACGTCCGCGCTTGAGCGGTTTGCTGGTACGGCTGGGAACATGCAAGCGGGTGATCCGTCCATCGCTGATATTTGGGATCGGGATGCCTGGATGCGCGAATACGCGGATGATTTATTTATTCCCAAACATATCCTTAATTCGCCTGAGAAGGTTGCGGCATTGCGTCAGCAACGCGCGGCGCAGATGCAAGCGCAGCAACAAGGGCAAGCCAGCCTGGCGGCGGTTCAAGGGGCCAAAACACTATCGGATATTGACGTGGGCGGGGGGCAAAACGCGGTTCAAGCCATGCTGCACGGCATTGGGAACGGGGGCAGTCAATGAACACATACGAGTATAACGTGGTCGATTTCCCACGGATGACACCGGAAGAATTGGCTCAACGATTAAACGCGCATGGTGCTGCCGGATGGGCGGTGGTTGGTTCTGATCCGATGCCCAATCATTGGCGCGTTATTTTTGCCAAATTGAGCGGGGGTTAGGCCATGGCCAATCTTTATGTAACTGAATTTTCGTCATTGGGCATGGTGGGAAACCAGATTGGCCAGATTGGTCATCAACCGTATTTGGCAACGCAGAAGGTGGCCATCACGGCGGGCGTGACCTACGCGGCGTTCTTTAATCCCAAAACGGTCATGGTGCGGCTGCATCCGGATGCCACTTGCTCGGTAGATTTCAACGTGGCTGCGGCGGCAACGTCTCCACGGATGTATCAAAACTCAACGGAATATTTTGCGGTGCCAGCGGGCGGCGGAACGTCCGTATCTGTGATTTCTAACACATAAGGATCGGGACAATGTTTGGTGGATTAAACATGCCAATGGAAAGCACCTTAAAGGGGCTTGGCACACTTGAAGGTCTGATTGTGCTTTTGTCTGATTCCGCGACCACGGGGCAGGTCATTGCCACGTTGAAAGATGCCATTGAGCAAAACACGGCTTTACTGGCCGAAGTCAATGAGGCTCAAACGGACGTGGTGGCCAAGGAAAAAGCCTTGGATCAGCGCAAGGTGGAAATTGACCAATTGTCGGATGTTCAAGAAGGCATCCGGGCGCATTTGGATCAGCGCAAAACGGCGCTAGACGCGCGCGAGAATGATTTGAATCAGCGCGAGGCTGATTTGAATGCAGCGCAAGAAGCCTTCAATGCGCAAGCAGCCAAGGTCGCGGCGGATCATCAAATGGCGGTCGAGGACCACGAAGAAAACATTGAAACCGCCAGGGATCAGATATTGGCGGCGCATAAAGCATTGGATGAGCGCGAGGCTGAAATTGAGGCGCGCGAGGCCGAAGCTGCGGCCAAGCTGAGTGATTTGAATGCGCGGCTGGCCAAGCTGCGTGAGTTGTCTGCTTGAGTTTCGTGGGGCGCCATTTCCGGCGGGTAAGTCGGCTGTCCGAGCATACCAAGCTGTCCTGCGTGTCCGGGCGCCCGGCTTTAGGGGCTTTGAAACGGATAAGGATGGCAAGCCGACATTTAACAGGGGAATTGAATCATGGCTGAAACAACGATGAAAGCATATCAGAACCATATTGGTTCTGAAATTAACGAGCGCGAATTGTTCCTGCGCATGAAGGATCATTTGGCGCAATTGCACACATTGGCGCGCGGCATGGCTCATTCGCGCAAGTCAATGCACTGGCTTGCTATGGCGGGCATCTATGAAGAAATGAGCGAAAAAACAGAACGCTTAATGCGCAAAGGGACGGGTTTGATTATTCCGTATCGCAATTAAAAAGGGCTTTGGCATGACCATTGAAATTTCTGTCCTGATCCCGTCGCGGGGTCGTCCCGGCAATCTTTTGCGCGCCGTA